AAGAAAAAAACAGCAAGAATGAGAAACCCACCAAGGCATAATACTTTAGCGTTAAGCAAAATTGATTTGCCCGCGTTGGACCCCTGAGTAATCCCGGTTTTAGTGGAGTCATAGAGCCGGAATGCTTCTTTTTTAATTCGATGTGTTCCGACGCTGATTGCGTCACCGTGGGTAAATCCATTTTTGATTGCATCGTGTTGAACCTCTTTAAACATGCGAAGTTTTTCGGAAGCAACACGCCCGAGCGAGCGCTGCCGGTACGCCATTTCAGTAGTATTTCTGATATCGTCCCGAATGTTTTTAATGTTCGGAGTTGTGAGAACAATGTCCCAATTGTAATGCCGGTGCATTTCCCACGCGGATAACCAATCCGGCGGACGACCGTCTTTTGTGGCTTGGTCTAATCCGCCTGAGTAATCCAATTCGCGTATATTCGTTTCACGCCAGGATTTCGGGAACAGACTGGACGCCTCATCGAACACGATCAGCGCCCCAAGAGGTGCCCAATGGAACCAGCGCGCCATTTTGTCTTTACCTTCCTTGGCTTCGGTATCGACAAAAATTACTTCCAGAGTTGACGGTAAATCGGGGTAAACCTCGTAACAGCGTTCAAGCGAAACCCCGCGCAAATTCGTAACGACTGTGCGACCCGCTTTAATGGCTGGAATAATGTAAACATCGACCGCCGCTGCGGATTTCATGGCCCCGTTTGACCCATGCCTGATGACAATCGCCATTTACCACCCCACCATGCGCATGACAAATTTGGTTGTTCCGGCAGTCATAATGATATTGAGCGCCTGCGGTATTTTGAAATAAGTTAGCCAAGACAACACATAGCTGTCAGTTGATTGCCAAAGCGCTTCGACCTGATCCCCAATCGTTAAGTTGTCCAACACTGCTTGAGCAACCCCCCACGAAAATTGAGCAGTCCATAACATAGCTTCGATTTTCCAAACGGTTGCCTTAATCAACACCCACGCGACAAACTCTTGAAAAAAGGAATATTGGCCCTCTTCCTGAAAATCCAGCATCGAATCTGTGAACTGTATTAACCAATCCATGGGATCACCTAAAAATTATCATTAAGGAAAGAAGGCCCGCGATTAACATCACGATTTGTGCAATCACCACTAACTCATCTTTCAACACGGCTGGACAGATTTGTAAGGTTTTGCCCAACACCTGAACACCCGGACCACAAATCATGGCGCCGGGAGACAAGGTTAAATCGAAATAACCGGAGATTTGTCCCTTGATCGAATCCAGACCCGCCGTTAAATCAGACTCAGCTGTAACCACTGCCGCATTAGCGTCAGCTACTTCAAACTGCCCCGATTTTCCAGTGCGTGAACCGTCACGCTTTAACGAATCCTTGATTTCAGAAACGTCTTTACACAGTGAACCGCCATCTTTGCAAAAACCTTTTTCGGTATCCGGTGTTGAAACACAGAACACCGACGAATTAGAGCAAGGCCCGCCCGTTTCTGAATCCGTACCGTTATAGTTTTGAACGGATGATGTTGCGCCGGTGATGTTGTTGGTGGTGGTGGTTATCGTGTTACCGGTTTTTTCATCCGTGGTAACAACCGTGGTAATATCCCCATCCGTTGAGGTTTGGCCGGTGGTCGTTTCCTCTGCCCCGGCATTGTCGGGAGAAGTAATAGGAACACCGCAAACAAACGCTCCGGAACCGCTAGAATCCGTGACAATATGCTGCATCTCACCCGAAGGGCAGGTAGCCGGTTCAGGCATGTTTGAATCACAATAAGCCTTACCATTGAAAACACCCTGAAAATCCGGCTTGTCTACATCACAACCCAAACCATCATCAGAATAATTCAATTCACCAATCGGATTAGGCAAAAGACACATGCTGTTGAGAACACCGTCCGAGCATTCAGCGACGCAGACTTGCCCTGTTCGGTCCCAATTTGTACCGTCTTCAATACATGATTCTGGCGTATCAGTTGGAGCTTCAACATACTGTTCACCGTCCGTCCATTGGAACGAATTAGGATAACTAACGTTACCGTTACTCGCCTGGACAACTTTTTCTTTTATTTGACCAAGAACGCCGGATGAAGGTTGAGTAATAAGAACACAAGTAAAAGTTAAACCGGTGTTATAAATATTGGCATTATCTTCGGCCGCTTTCGCTTCACATGCAGACGACGCCTCTGAGGCAGTTGTGTAAACGTAAGATGCTGCAAAACTTTTAATTGAATATAGGCAAATCCAGAGAATACCGGCAAAAATGATAAATTTACGCATGTTTAACCTGTTTTCCGGTAATAAAAAAGAGGGCCGAAGCCCTCTCGTTTAGTGATTCCCTAGCCGTATACCCGACAGGAAGCACCACGCCAGCAGGCCACCAAAAAGCAGCGACCAGATCATTACAGTTTTTTGACCATGCTGATTACAACACCAACTACGATCATGGCGGCAACAGCAGCAACTACCATGGCGCCTACTGCAAGACCGTCAGTCTCAGCAGCAGTGATTGCAGTTTGAATGCCCAGGGTATCCAGAGCAGCAAACGAAGGTGAAGCAGCAACCAGACCAAGACCAGAGAGAGCAACTTTGTTAAATGTGTTCATGTTATAGCTTCCTAAGAAATTTGAGGATGAAGCCAATACCGAGGCCTGCGACAAAGAGCGTTATTGCTCCGCCGAAACCTAATCCCGCGGCTTCTTGCGAGAATCCCCCGGTCAGAAAAAGCTCAGTGGCGTTTGCTGATTCAGGTGCGATGAGGTAAGACGCTTGCCAGCTTTCAGCTTGGCAGACGCCGGAAACTAGGTCAGTGCAGACCCGGACCAATGCCATTACTTGGCCACACCTTTGCACATATTACGGTTCAAATTTTGTGGGTCTGGCTCGATAATCAGATTCAGTTCCAGTGGGTATTCATAGGCCGCAAACTGACCCATCGACCCCGGATCAAGCCCAACTTCCTGAGCGTTGAAACCGTAGCCTACGACCTTACGATTTTCGCGTGAAACCTGTTGAACAGGGACCGCATAAGTGACGGTACAAATGTCATATTGATTGCCCGTCTTTGAAATACCCGCCGCCCGTTGAGCGTTAAGAACTAGAACTTTCATAAATGTGATACCCTTGCTAGTGACACATTAAGTTAATGTAATCGAACTATAGCGATAGTCTTTTGTAAACGCAACAGCGAAACGGTGAAACCATGAAACATTATGTAAGCAAGACGGTCAGGATCAGACTTGAACAGACAATTCGCGCCCACGCGGTGGCCGTAGCCATGACGACGAAGCGCAAAAAACTGGTGTCTGAAAATGAAATTCTAAGGACCGCAATAGAGAAGGGTTTAAAGCTATTAGAGCGGGAGTGTAAAGACTTTTTACCGCCTCAGGCAGAGGATGAGCAGGAACCGTGACCGACTTTGCTAAAACGATGTTTTTAGCCGGAGCGTTACGCTTGAAATTCAACTTTTCACGGCATTGTGAACGGATTTTACGTTCTGATTGAATGTAATCAAGCAGGACGGTTAACGACTGTTGAAGATCACCGTCGTTTAGCTCTATCAGTGACTCGATAGCGTCGCCGTACTGATACGCTAAATGACGAAGCGTACTTTCAAGCCCTTTTGGCTTGTAAGGACGACAGACCGAAAACGGCTCGTATTTGTCGCCGCAGATTTTCTCTGAAAACGCCCGCAATAGCCTGGAAGCGCCGAACACTTCAGCCGGAGTTTTTGTCGCCATTCTTTGTTTAGCCTGTAATTTTTCGGGCTTTATTTCAGCCTCGAAACGAACCCAATTCAAATCAGCATCGGGATGACCCTCAGCGACCATTTGATGCCCCTTTTCGTACAAACGGATATAGACAGGCGACTTCCGAGAACCTATGTATAAAGTTCTTCCTTGAGTGCCGTTTGACCAGTCACCGGCATAACCGACTTTTAACGGAATCGGTTGCGCTTTTGCGTAATCAACCAGCCATTGCGCCATGGCGTCAAAGAATTGTGGCCCATCATCGAAATCAACCGCCGCATCCAGCCTGGACACAGAATGGTCGGGATAGTATTCACGGATAAATTCAGAGCCAGCAATAGCCGAAAAGCCCGAAGCACGAAACATACATTTTGCGTTAACACCGCCGTAATGCAAAGTACAGAACACTTCATCATCCAAAAAGAATTCCTGTGCCTGTTGGTAAGGTGACTGCGGACGACAGGGACGAAGATCACAGCCAAAATAGGAGCAAATCATAGGAGCCAATTCAGTAGGACAAACCGTCAAGGCGCACTGATACCAGTCAAAAAAGGCATTTTTAAGGATACTAAAAGGATTTTGTTCGGAGGGGGGGGGTGTCTCGGAGTTAAGTAGTACCCCCCCTATTAGAGGGAGGGGGGTACTTGATTCAAAACAGGACTGCAAAACCAAAGGGAATGCGTTAGAATTCATTTGAGTTCTCCAGCCCTGTAGGTGCGTCAACACCGATGATCAGGGCTTTTTAATGCGTTAAAGAAAAAGATGCCTTTAATGGACGACCCCTAAAGGGTCTAGTCTTGTCGCGCGTTCCGCACGCCGCTTTTGTCTTGCTTAGGATCGCGGCAAGCCGCGATGGGCGGAAGCATGGAATCTCGGATAGTGCGCATAAAGTAGCGTTTAAGCAACTCAGCAGGCGATTCCTTGAGGTGCATCCCGTACCAGCGGCCAACGTACTGTGACACCTGTATCAGCGCTTCCTGAGTGTCTGAGTCGTGAGCATCAATAAACAACTCCCATAAATCATCAGGGACACGAGCGGTTGTTCTTTTGCCGTTGTGATAAACATTGAAGCGCATATTAAAAACCCCACTTTGCAAGAAGTTTTTCAGCAGTAACCAGCCGAGAAGTTGCAGAAACACCAGTCCGAACAACAGAACAGATCGTGCAAACTTTTCGGCTATCTCTATAACAATCTTTATTTTGTGTTTTAACAGCATGAGCAGTCATTGAAACAGCGCGGTTGATTAGTAATTCAGTATTAGTCATGGCAAGCCCCTTAAAATGCTGTTGATTGAACTTCGCAACGATGATCGTTAAGTAAGCGCATAATCTTTTTACATTTAGCAATGGCTTGCGCTTTAGTTTTGGCTCCTTCGATCTCATCTGAAATATCGGAATCGTCCCAACATTCAACCAGAATATCCCATCCGCTTTTTTCATAATTGAGCATGGCGTGATCGCGGACTGCTTGGATTAGGTCTTGTTTAATCATTTCGTTTACCCCTTTGATTGAGAGTCAATTATGACGCATCTAAGGTATGGAGTCAACACTGACTCAGCTTTATTTCCATTATTTTTTGATTATTTATCAATTATTTTCGGCAGTTTGCCAACGTCGGCTGCGATTACTCGCCTTCTTTTGTCAAACCGCCTCGGATTGATTTTTCTGATTTATCTGATTTTCTTTCTTTTCGCCATTTCCGCACATTATCAAGCGCGACTGATTCTGAAAGACCAGACGACCGACGCACTCAGTTAACGGAAAATAAGCATAGCCAATCTTGCCAAGTGTTTTTGGCGTCATAATGGTTTTATCATTTCCAACACCAGTAACAAGTATTTGCGTAATACCATCAAAACTGCCCAATATCCGGAGCTGATGTTCTGATAGCGGATCGGCTATAAAATCAGCTTGGCTAGGGAGCTGATACAGAACATGACCACCAGAAACACCAGCAACTTTCGAACCACCTGCAAGAACAGCCATTTCAGAGCCGCCCCCAGTGTTTTCAATAGGGACAAGCTCGCCGGTTTCAGACTCTTTAGCGATTGAAGGACCGCCAGAAACGGCCAAGAAAAAAACAGCAAGAATGAGAAACCCACCAAGGCATAATACTTTAGCGTTAAGCAAAATTGATTTGCCCGCGTTGGACCCCTGAGTAATCCCGGTTTTAGTGGAGTCATAGAGCCGGAATGCTTCTTTTTTAATTCGA